TCTAAAAACTGGCGTACCAATCTTACTTAATACTAGTTTAAACATTAAAGGTCAACCACTACTAAATGATGCTAATGATGTATTTGACTGGGAGAGCCATTACATGTATAATATAATAGTAGGCACCAGTAGCCAAGTTGGTTAAGGCCCCGAACTCATAATTCGGTTATCGTAGGTTCGAGTCCTACCTGGTGTACTAATGGGGATTAACTCAGTTGGTAGAGTGGCGAACTGTTAATTCGCAAGTCGCAGGATCGAGGCCTGCATCCCCAGCAAGATGGAAGTATGGCAGAGTGGTCGAATGCAACGGTTTGCTAAATCGTAGATCGAAAGATCCACAGGTTCAAATCCTGTTACTTCCGCAATGGCTCCATCGTCTATCGGTTAGGACTCCAGATTTTCAATCTGGCAAGACGGGTTCGACTCCCGTTGGGGCTACACATCTGTAACTCAGTTGGTTAGAGTACCTGCCTTATATGCAGAGAGCCGAAGGTTCAAGTCCTTCCAGATGTACGATTAAAGGTTGCGTGGCAGGCAAGTTAGGCTGACTCCCGACGGGGACAACTGGAGGACAACGAGCAATAGTAAATCCTCACATATCATGATTAATAAGTTAGTCTGCTCGTAGACTTATTAATCACTTAGGGTCTAAGTGTTACGGAAGCACTACCGTCTCCAAAGCGGTAAGCCTAGGTTCGACTCCTAGAGACTCTGCAGGAAACTCTTGTTATCGCAGTCATTGGTTACTGTTTACGGCAAGATGCAGGGGCAACTAGGAGTCTACTGCACCATGTCGTCGGGGCATGCGGTGAAGGTCCTTACAGTGTGGTGCTCTATAAACTGACCCGACATATACCTCTGTAGTTCAGTGGACAGAACGTTGGACTTCTAAGCCAAGCGTCGCAGGTTCGATTCCTGCCAGGGGTGCTATAATAGTAGTAAGGGTGTAGTTAGCCTATGTGTGTCGGGAAACATACATAGCCTATGTTGCAACACTACACCCCCATAACTTTTGTAATACATAACAAATAGAAAGAGAAACTCATGAGTGAAGTAACATGCCCATACACTGGCAAGACATATACAACAGAGGCTACAACAAATAAAGATTGGTGGCCTAACCAACTAGATCTATCTCCATTGCGAAAGCATTCAGAGAAGTCTGATCCAATGTCAGATGGCTTTGACTATGCTAATGAGTTTAATAGTTTAGATCTTGATGCTATCAAGGCTGATATTAATACACTTCTAACTACCTCGCAAGATTGGTGGCCAGCAGACTATGGCAACTACGGTCCATTCTTTATTCGTATGGCTTGGCACTCTGCTGGTACATACAGAGTAACTGATGGTCGTGGTGGTGCAGGAGAAGGACTACACAGATTCGCTCCACAAAACTCTTGGCCAGACAATGGTAACTTAGATAAGGCTCGTAGACTTCTATGGCCTATCAAGCAAAAGTATGGTAAGAAGATTTCTTGGGCAGACCTAATGATTCTTGCAGGTAACGTTGCTCTTGAGAACATGGGATTCAAGACATTTGGTTTTGCTGGTGGTCGTGCAGATGTTTGGGAATCAGATGATACATACTGGGGTGCAGAAAAAGAATGGCTTGCAGACAACCGTTATAGTGGAGACCGTGAGTTAGAGAATCCACTTGCAGCAGTACAGATGGGTTTAATTTATGTAAACCCTGAAGGACCTAATGGAAATCCAGATCCAGTTCTTTCTGCACGAGACATTCGTGAAACTTTTGCTCGCATGGCGATGAATGATGAAGAAACAGTTGCACTTATTGCAGGTGGCCATGCATTTGGTAAGGCACATGGTGCTGGAGATCCTTCACATGTTGGTCCAAACCCAGAGGCTGCTCCACTTGAAGACCTTGGTCTTGGTTGGAAGAATTCATTTGGTAAGGGTAATGCAGAAGATACTATTACAAGTGGTATTGAGGGCGCATGGACTCCTACTCCAACAAAGTGGGATAACTCATATCTTAAGTTGTTGTTTAAGTATGATTGGACGCAAACAAAGTCACCAGCAGGTGCAACGCAATGGATTCCAACTGATGAATCTGCTGCTAATTTAGTTCCAGATGCACATGTTGATGGCAAGTTCCATGCTCCAGTTATGACAACAGCAGATCTAGCATTGAGATTTGATCCAGAGTATGAAAAGATTTCACGAAGATTCCTTGATGACTTTGAATACTTTTCGGATGCATTTGCTCGTGCTTGGTTTAAGTTAACGCACAGAGATATGGGCCCTATTGCAAGATACCTTGGTAAAGAAGTTCCTTCAGAAGAACTTATCTGGCAAGATCCAGTTAGCAATGTTACTAGAGATAGTTTAACACAAGAAGATGTTGATGCAATCAAGGAAAGAATTATCTCTTCTGGATTGTCAGCATCTGACTTAGTTGCTACTGCTTGGGCTTCAGCATCTACGTTCCGCAAAACAGATAAGCGTGGTGGTGCCAATGGTGCTCGTGTCGTTCTTGCTCCACAAAATAATTGGGAAGTTAATGATCACGATGCAATCAATAGAGTTGTTACCGTACTAAATGATATTAAAGCAGAGTTCAATGTTTCTCTTGCAGACTTAATTGTGTTTGCTGGATTAGTTGGTGTTCAAATTGCTGCACATAACTCTGATATTGGTATAGTTATCAATGCAAGGTTTGGTCGTGGAGATGCAACTCAAGAGCAAACAGATGTTGAATCGTTTGGAGTTCTTGAACCAAAGTTTGATGCCTTTAGAAACTACGTACACCCAAGCATAACTGCTCCAGAAGAAATTCTCTTGGTAGAAAAGTCTAATCTTTTAGGACTAAACCCTGTAGAGATGGTTCTTTTGTTATCTGGAATGAGATTGCTAAACTATAACAAGTTAGACAACAGTTATTTAGTTAGACTACTATCGTTTACAAATCCAGAGGAAGCAATCAATGTTCCTCGTGTAGACCTTATAATCCCTTCTAACTCAGAACTCAGAGCCATTGCAGAAGTATATGCATCTGATGATGCTAAAGAAAAGTTTGTCCGTGATTTTGTTTTAGCATGGACAAAGGTAATGAATGCAGATCTATTTATTAAGGAGATAAAGTAAATGAGAAGCGCAATGTTTTATTTGGCACACTCAACAGCAATTGCTGGCCTAATGGTTGGATCATACGCTTATGGTTTCAAGCAAGCAGCAAGTAATGCAAAAGAAAAGATGTTTGATTTCGCTAAACGAAAGTAACAAATAGTCCTGGGTATGACTTAAAACTACCCAATATTACTTTTTAGGATGCTTTGGTTCGTATGGTGCAACTTTAGATTTGATACGACCATCTTTATATAGTCTAACAATCCAACCATCTTTAATCTGAATAGGATTGAACGCTGCTGCTTTTTTCTTTGGCATTATAGTGAATGTCTTTCTCTTTGAACCTTTGTGTAATCTTTTCCAAAATCAGCAAACAAAGCCTTGTCTTTTTCACGATTAACAATTCCTCTTGACCATGAGAAACCTGCATCTCCACCCCATGCTAACCACATAATGTATCCATTTGATGGGTTTGCTGAGTTTCCCCAGTCTTTACCCTTCTTGTCTACTTCATGTCGTGAGAAGTATGAGTACATTCTCTTAACAGTACTAAGAGATAATGATTCGCCTCTTGCTAACTGCCCTGCACGAGTCCAGCCTACAGATGTTCCTGCGCCGTTAGCCTTACCATCTTCTTTAAACTTAATTGCTCTACGAGCAGCAGATCTTGCTCCTGCTGGTGGAGAATATCCATCTGCTTTAGCAACTGAATCTGTTTCATATTCAACTGTGTCATCATCTTCAAATAGATCATCTGCTTTTGCTGCAGGAACACAATTAGGAACTGGCTTGCCATTCTTTCCTGGCTTCATTCCTCTTTGAACATATCCATCCCAGCAAGGTGCTTGCTTTACTACATCGCCACAACAACTCGAATTAGAGTCACCAGACTGGCACTGTGGGCATTCTTCACATCTTACATCTAATTCTTTACACATTGGGCAACCACAGCCATCATAGGCTTTGCCAATTGATGCGTCATACATTGCCATAGCAACTTCTGAGTCTTCTAGTTCTTGTGGAAGTGGATCAATAGCAACCATCAACGACATCGTGCATCCTGTATATAAATTAGTTGCTTCCCAAAATCCGTTTTCTTCCTGCTCAAACAATTGAATTAAGACTGCTGGATTTTCTGCAGTAGCCTCAAGAGAATATTCTCCTCCTGGAACACCAAGCATTCCTTCTGTCATTACATGTACTACCTGACCAATATGGACATCTTCATCAGAGCCATGGGCTGTCATTGCAAAATCGCCTTCTTTTAACATGTAATAATTATACCATGCCGTTGAGCCTATTGTGTGTTCTTATTCTATGGCAGTTAGCACAAACCACCTCACACTTTTCGATCTCTTTCTTGATAGACTTCCATGAAAACCCATCATGGATCATCCTTGATACATTATACTTTTTGTCCCTTATATGATCAAAATCTAAGATAATATGATTATTGATTCCACAGTCTACACAGCCAGAATCTTCTTTTATCTTGGCAAGCATCTTTTTATACTGCTGCTTATTGTAGGTTTCTAACTTTTTGTCAGTCATTAATATTATTATACCGCCAAATGTTAAGAGCCCCACGCAGGCGATTCAAGCACTATGGCCCAGGTCGTATATAGAATAGGTAACTAATCCATCCCAAGGTCCTGCGTGAGGCATACCAGGTATTTAATGTCGCTGTCTCCCCCGACTATTATATTGTAGCATAGTAAATGAGCAGTTTATAGACGACTGCTCAGGTCTATTAGCCACGAAGATTCGACTCCTGCTAACTCTCCACTCGTAGGAGCATCCGTTGTAAAACTTTTTAAAGTCTCATAGCGGAATAGTATAAATTATACTACTTCTTTTTTACTGCTGGCTTCTTTGCAGGAGCCTTCTTTGCTGCCTTCTTAACGACCTTAGCAGTCTTTACTGCTACGTCTACCTCTTCAACTGATGGCAACTTACCAAATGCCTTGTCGTTAGGGTTGACTGCTCTCAAAGCCACTGGTACGATTGCACCAAGCAGTGAGTAAGCAAGTGTCTTTGGATCAGTTACGCCTGATGCGTAAAGAGCAATTGCTGCACCAAGGACTGAACGTCCGTAAGATGCAAGTACTGCCTTGATCTGTGAGTTTGTTTCGTTGTGATGTGTCATAGTATTCCTCCTAGGATATTACTTTGTTAGTTCTGTATAGTGTTTTATACAGACATCTCTAATTTGGGTTTCAGTGGGGTATAGTTTTTCTGCTTCAATTTCACAGCCAGATACATGGCATGAATAAAATGCCTGATATGCCAGATCTTGGTATGACTTGAATGTTATCATATATCTATTCTACCATAGCCTGATCTGATAGCCCTTTATATTTTTTTATAAAAGATAGGGTGTTGTCAATAATATCTTGGCTTCCTCCAGGAAATATTAACTCATTGATGCCATTTTCTTCTAATTTTTTAACACTGAGCAGGAGTTCTTCATGTGTCTTTGGACTTCCATCATTTTTAGTAGGGCTTAACATTACCATAATTCTTTTATCTTTGATGTCGTACCTATTTTCTTCAAAATGAGCATAGTCTATTATCATTTTGCTATTGTGTTTTGCTGCTGCATCAAAGGTAAAATTATTTGTTACTGATACATAGTAGTCTAGGCCCTTTACTTCTAATCCCTCTAATGATTCTATATACTCTACAAGATACTTTGACTTATCTTCTCTTGATGAGTTGTCATTTACTGCACCAGTTACTCCCCCAGCATTTTTTTCATTATCTTTGATCCATCCAGAGATCAAGTTTATTTGTAAAACTTTGTCACCATACAGGCTATCAAATGTTCTTCCTATCTGAGAAAGAAGTTGCGGAGATATCGTATATGGTCTGACTGCGATCATGTGCTTTATGTTTGTTTTCTGTAGTTCTTTCGGTATTGTTACAAAAGGACTTGTCTGGTATGTATTATAAGTATGCAATACACCATCAACGCCAAACTTATTTAACTGCTTTATAAGTTTAAAGTCTGATGTAAAAATATAAAAGATCATCAGTCTTCCTTGACTTCATCTTCTGGAAGTATTTTTTTTAACTCCTCATAGGACTCAACAATTTTTTTCATAGAGTAGTAGTTTGGTGACATAGACCCAATGTCTCCGTACTCTTTAAAATAACTAATCTCTGGCTCAATATCATTAATAAACTTATTTAGAGACAACTGCATGTCTTCTATGTATGTATAAGCCACATCACGAGAATCTGAAATAAATTTTAAAAAGTCTTCATTAACTTGATCTTTTTCAGTTTTTGATTGCTCTTGCTGTTCTTCTTGCAACATTAAAAACTCTAATGTTTGTGCAAGCACAAGTATGTTTTTCTTTTTTTGATCGTAGTAAAGAAAAGCAAATGAAGTTGCTGTGACTGATAATATAATTAGTAGTATAGACTGTATCACAATTCTTTACCACCTTCTCTTACTAGCAATACAATAGCCCCATTGTCCTCTAAGGCCTTCTTAACACGAATCATATACTCAATTGCTTGTCTTTTGAGGTCTACTGTTTCTAGTGACATAAAAACTTTTTCTTTTGCCTTAAGTGTTATAAAATTGTCATTGTCTATAACCTCTAAAGAAAAGTTTTTTGGACACTCAATAGATCTAAAAGCCCGTCTCATTTCATCTGTATACATATTACTCCATTGTTAATGACTGCCAAGTCATTCCCCAGTCATCTTTGCTCTTATGGCTAGAGAATTCTTTTGATAGTTCTCCATTTTCTAGGTATACACCGCCCCATACTCCCCATTCTTTACCTGATATGCCAACAGAAAAACATTCTTTTCTTACTGGACAGGAAGAGCAAAGAGCATCAATAGCAGGCCTAAGCAATTCATCTTCTTCATATTTCTCAAAGAATAAGTTTGTGTCATAGTCTAGACATACTGCATCATCTTTCCATTTAAACTTATTCATTTAGATCACATACTTATCAGGAATTTCCCAACCTTGGTTAGAAGGAACAAACTCTTTCTTCATTTGCCATTTATTATTCTTATAAATGCCAAACTTTGAGTAGTAGGCTTTCTCTGAAGGAAATGTCTCAACTACTGTCCAACCATCCCAAGATAGTTGTTTGTTCTTGTTTACTATTGATTCCATAGTATCTAAAGAATTAATTAATTTCATAATGTTTCCATTCTGTTATGTATTTAACTTTATCTAAAAGTTGTATACGTTTGTGTTTATGTTATTTAGTTTTGATATGTGAACAATCTTTGACACTGGCTCTTTTGGATTACATAAAAAAGCAAAGTGGTTAATCTCTAAGATGTTTTCTTCTAGCCACTGAGGAGTAACCTTTAAAAACTTAATAGATTTTCCTCGTAACTTCATTCCCTTTTCAGACAGATTGGCAAACTCCATTGCCATCATGTTAATGTTATTAGGGCCAGCAGAATATATATAAAATTCTTTGTCCTCATCTAATAGTTCAGAAAGGGCAACGGCCATTGATCTAAGGAATACTTGGTAGTTATCAAAACTACTCGTCCCTTGAACCCCTACTATCATCGTCAATCCCTTCTCTTAATCTGTCCATGATGAACAGCATCTTATCTAATTGTACCTTATCCATGTGTATCGTGTCAACTTGTTCTGCAGCCTCTTTATTGATTAATTGATCAACAAGGGGTGCCTTGTAAAATATATTATCTTTAATCCAATAGGCGTTGTTGTCAAAAATAATAACTTTTATGTTTGTTTTATCATATTGGTTTTTTGATTGTGACCGTACCTTTAGTTTCCTAGATTTTTTATTTCTAGTACTATATCTATACTGTAGCATTGCTTGGCTTACAATTACTTCTTGCTTATTTCTTATTCTATTCTTAAGAATATAAATATAAAGAAGCAGCAAGGAAGTAACTGTTAGTCCGATAGCACCATATACATTATTCATTAATACTCCAGATACTTAGTATATCAGTTTTTGTTAGAAAGAGCCTTAATTATTTCCTCAATAACAACTCTCTCATCTTTGTCTAAAGATTTTATAGCCAGGACATCAAGTGATTTTGGACCCAAGTTTACAATTGGATCTTCATCAGTTATATCCATATCTAAGAAACCTTTTTCCCAAAGCCTTAGAGTGACCTCTGAAAAATATATAGAGAGTTCATCGCTTAGTCTAGAGTCTATCTCTTTAAGTCTTTCTGTAGGCCTGTATAGTGGCTCTCCAGTTTCAGAATCTTTGCCTGCAAACTCTAGCCCACCATTAAAGATAAGGCTATCTACTATGTCAAACTCATCCATTAGAAATGAATTCTAAGAACTGTTCTTTTGTTTTTGCGCCATTCATTCTTCTAATCTCTTTTCCATCTTCAAGAAGAATATATGTGGGAATAGACTTAACATCAAACTTTTGAACTAAATCAGTTTCTGAGTCAGCATCAATAAACATAAAGTCTATTACTCCATCACGCTTTAACTCTTCTGCTACTGGCTTAGTCCTCTGGCAAGGATTACACCACTCCGCTGTGAAGTAAAGTACATGGCTCACTTTCCAGACTTCTTTCTAGCCTTTGCAAGGGCATCAAAGTCCTTGACCTTGGTGTCTCCTAGGTATCCCCATGCATAGCCATCATTGATCATCATGTCATTAAGAGATACAGTATCTCCATTAATGTATACCCAGCCTAAAATGCGACCATACTTTTCTGATGAATCCATCTTCTCAGTCTTAATAACAACAGACTTGGCATCCTTAAGATGCTTCTTTAGGTACTCTTTGGCTTCTAGACCAAGAGCCTTCTCTGCAAGATCCTTTGTGCGAGACTCAGGTGTATCAATACCAGCCAGTCTCACACGAGATGCAAATAGGATATCAAACCCCAAATCAATGAGAACATCAATGGTATCTCCATCAACAACATTCTCCACTTTCCTTACATAATATTCATACATTAGTAATCTTTCCCCTTTGCTTTGTTTTCAATAAGTTTATCTCGTTCATCTATAATGCTTATCATAAATGACATCATCTTTTTATACCCCGCTGGATCACTCATTATACTATTATAGTGATGCCCACAAAATAGCAGTTCTCCGTTAATCCCAGTAACCTGCACCAGTGCTTCGGCTGCACAAGAGTCACATCTATCAGTTGCCTTAAGCAACCACTCTTTAACTTCTTGAGAGGCATCTATCATTGTATTCATAGTATACTACTTCTTTCTGTTATCGGTGCTATAAAAGCCACTCCCGTTAAAAACTGCTCCTATATTAGAGTATACACGAACTAGCGAAGTATTGCAAGTATCGCACTTATACCCTGGATCATCATCTTTAATTGATCTTTGCTTAACATATTCTTTTTTGCATGTCTCACAATTATATTCATAAATTGCCATTTTTACCTATCGTGTCCCCATGTAGTTATTACGTATTTAGTTCCAGAAGTTACTGGATGAGCAATGTGTGCATATGCATAGTTTGATGGAAAAAGTATTAGCGACCCAGCCTTTGGCTTTATCTTTAAACCAAAGTTGGTAAACTCTAATTCTCCACCCTCATAGTTATCATTAAGATAGACCAGAGCAGATACACATCTCTTTGTTTCAGTTCCACCATCGTAGTGCTGGTTAAACTTATTACCTTCCAGGTACCTAAGAAGTATGTGTGGCTCACCAATAACAATGTCATGCTCTATATTAAAAATTTCTTTATAGTTTTTAATTGCAGAACCGATAAAACTAATGCACTTGTCGTTTATTTTTTTTACTGATTTATTAGTTGTAGCAAACCTAGTTAGTGACATTTCATAACTTGTTCTAACAGACTGCTGGGTATATGGATTATCAGACTCTCTATCTGCCCCCACCTGTGATGGAATAAAACTAAGGCCTGAAAGATTATCTGATAACTCATCTACAAAACTTGTGAGATCTTCTTCATTTAAGTCCCAGAAGTCTTCATACACAGCAACCGAACCTGCATTAATATAAGTTGGTTTTATAGAAGCAGATTCAAGATCCATTTTGTAGTATTACTTTTTCTTTGCTTTAACTGTCCAGATTGGGGCATTTAGAGAATCTCCACCCCACTCATATCCAAGGACCTTTACAACAAATCTAATAATTCTAATACGCATTACTTGACCTTCTTTCCAAACTTTGCCCATAGTCTTTCGTGTATATAGTATCCAAGTGCCTCAATACCAATATACAAGATTGCTCCAAGGCTTGCATACTCCCATTCACCAGTAAATAGGTAAATGATTCCAGCAAGAACTACAAGGTGAAATGTTTCCCAAGTGATTGTTTTAATTGATGACTTCTTTATTGATTCCATTTACTTTGCCTTCTTCGCTGCAGGCTTTGCAACTGGCTTACTAGCCTTTGCAACTGGCTTGACAGCGGGTGCAGGGGTTGTAGACGCAGCAATCTTATTAAGAAGCGGTGCATTTTCTTCTCCAGCATATACTGGGCGACCCCAACCAACGACAGCATTAAGCAACTTCTTCTTGTTGTTCTTTACATAGCCACGAGTCTTTTCAACACACATTCCGCCATTGCGCTGATCTCCCTTAGCAGTTCCTGAAGTATTTCCTTCAATAACTTGGATGGTTCCATCACCATTATTCTTAATGCAAAGACCTACATGTGAAATACGATTTACACCATCATCTGGGAAATCAAAATAGATCCAGTCTCCAGCCTGTGGGTCATCATTGCGAGCATCTGACCAACGCTCTGCCTTCTTAAACCAATCTGCTGCTGCTACTGTTGATGCAGACTTAGGGAATGACTTGACTCCCGCTGTGAATGCACACCACGAAACGAATGATTGGCACCATGGCTGGAAGTTTACCTTCATCCATGCTCCATACTTTGTTTCGTTATCTTTAGGGCCTTCAATTGTGCCCACTTCCTTCTTTGCAACCTCTATGATTGCCTCTAATGATCCTTTAATTGCCATGGTTGTGGCCTCCTTAAGTTCTACTTAATTATAGCATATTGATAACTACCGTGTCAATATGACTATATCCTGTATACTAGGTACATGATAATAAACAATCCTGATCCAAATATTTTTGTGATTAATAATTTTATTACTAAAGAAGAATCCGATGCTTTAACTACTGTAGCAAAGAATGCTACAGAAGAGGAGTGGTCTGTATATAACTATACAGAAAGAGGTGAGGATAGTGAGTGGGATGATAGAATTTTAATATTGGAAAGTTGTAGTTCTTTTGATGATAAGACTAATAAGATTGTTATAGACTTATTTGAAAAAATAAAAAAAGAAATAAATGCAATACTGAAAAAAGATATTTATGAATACACTGGCTTTAACACAATCTATAGATCAGTGATTGGTCAAGAAATGAAAACTCATAGCGACTCAGGGCTTGGACCTAAGTTTAAGTATGGTGTTGTTCTATATTTAAATGATGAGTATGAGGGTGGTGAAATATTTTATCCCAATCTTGGAATAGAATTTAAACCAGAGGCGTACAGCCTACTGGTTCATCCAGCACATGAGGGCTACAGACATGGAGTAAAAATGGTATCTTCAGGACAAAGATACTCTATGACAACTTTTTTAAAATTAAAATAGGGGCAGTTTTAAGTCGTACCCAGGACTGGTGGATTAGTTAGACGAATACATAACTGTCAGATTGAATGTAGGATCAATCTTCTTTGTTACTCTATCCATTTGTGTTACAACGATCTTTGGAAGTGAATCAAGGTACTCTTGAAACTTCTTAGAGTTTACATTCTTAATGTATGTAGATGCTGTAACTACGTTTGCACCTGATGAACCACTAAGTGTTGTAGGTGATCCATTGTACTTAGTAATGTTGATAGACCCATTAGATACAACATCTAGTCCTGGACCTCGGTTTGTTGCTGTCTCAAGCATCTTGCTTTCAAGTGATGACAAAGCACCTACACCAATTACTCCAGGAACACATGCTGGAAAACCAACAGCAGTCTTTGAAGCATCATTACCTGTTGCTGCAAAGGTTGGAATGTTCTTCAAACCTAGAGAAGCAACTGAAGTAATTGTTGTCTGATTGCTGCAGTTTGCTGGATTGAGTCCTGAAAGACTAAGAGATACCGCATCAATGCTATACTTTTCAGAATTATCTGCAACCCACTTGATTGCTGAAATCAAAGAAGGTGCTTGAATAAAGTTATTTCCTACACGATCAACATCTGCAATACGAACAAACACAATCTTTAGGTTTGGATTTGATGCAATCGCTGCTTTTACCATGCTATCTCCATGATAGGTATTGCTATTGATGGATACTGGCCATGCAGAACTTGCAGAGCCCTTACCTTCCATGAATGTCTTACCATTAGAACATGATGTGATTGGAGCAGATGTAAAGCATGCTTCTCCAATTACTAAAGGATGCTTAGAGGAGTCAATAGCAGTATCAATAATTGCTAATACTCTCTGGTCTTCGGCTTGTGCTGGACTAATTACTGATAGTAATAGTGTTGCTGATAGTAGTGCTAGAATTGCCTTTTTCATTTTGTTCCTTTTCTATTTATGAAATCATCAGTCTTACGACATGACAACATGGGTCTCCACCTTGGTCCCACTCTTCAACTTCTTCTTCACTCATGTATTGGTATCCACCATCATGAGTATTGCAGTACGGTTCTGTGATCCATCCCCGTTCAATACCATTAGTAATCCAAATACCAAACTCTTGTTCTTCTACTGATAACTCTTCGTTCATACTATAAGTATACAGTTAAAGGCTGATAATGTCAACTGGGCCCATACAGGACGGGCTAAATTTAATTGCAGCATTTACTGCTTGCATTACTCTATTCCTTGCATTTTTTTGTTTATCCGTTGCATATAAAACTCCATACGCATATTCTGCACCTGAACCCATTGCAAGGTATGGCAGTGTGTATTTAGATAAAGACATATCAGCAGAACTATGCTCATAGATTTCACCACGAACTGCAATGATCAAACCAAGATCGCCGTCCTTGGATGTGTCAACCCAAAACTCATTATAAAATTCACGAAGTTCTTTTACAAACTTTGTCTGCATAAACTTATCTGTATCTTTAATGTTTGGAGCAGTTGGCTTAAAGTTATATCGAATTCTTTCACCATCCATTGCACCTGCGTAACCAATTAGATAAGGACCAATTTTCCAAACCTTTGGTGCATCGAGTGCTAAAATAGTGCCATCATCTGAGGCACCACGATCTCCAGCCATGTAGATTTTATCTTCATGTCTTACTACGGCAATACAAGTCATGGCAAAAGCCCTCTCCAGATAGATATACTTAAGTATACCACTCCCCAGAGAGGGCTGTCAACTAAGGTCAATAATGACTAATTAGCCTTTTTGTCTACTGTTCTAAACGCATCATTGATTTCTGCCAATGTGAGTTTTCCATCGTCCAAAAAAGCCCTTGCAAGCCTTTCAATGACTGTTGCTACGCCTAGCAGTCCTGCTAAGAATACTGCCTGAAGTGTGTCAATTCCAACAACTGCACCAGCACCAAGTACTGACAGGCCAGAGGCTGCAAATACTGCTACTATTCTCATTAGTATGTTCGTCAAAGCCTTTTGTGGGTGCTCTTTTTTGGGAGCCTCTACTATTTTTTTAGTTGCCATATTTAGTCCTCCTCTCTATTTCTAATTGGATAACTTAGTATCCATGTAAGCATTGTAAATATAATTCCATAACCGACAACTGTTTTTGCACTACCGTCCAAAACAACCCAAGCGATAAACATGCCTAGGAGAGTCCATTGTTGATCAAGAATATCCTTGATTAGTTTTACCATCTTTCATTCCTCCTTGAACCACCTGAATTTGCCCCGCTTGCTGAACCACCAGATGATGGTGCACTTGGTGCTCCTCCTCCAGTAGCCAAACCTACAGCATTAAGTGCTGCTCCTGTTGCAACTACTGTTGCTACAACCATATTGGTTGCTTCTTCTCTTTCGCTTGGAGTCATGTCTGCTCCAATACTTCCAAGTGCTGCTAATGCTGCTCCTGGATCAGTTAATGCTGCTTCGAGCAGTGCCCCTGGATCCTGAACCAATTCAACATTTGCTGCTACTTCTGCAGTAATAACCAGTGCTTCTCCAGACTCAGAGACTCTTACTTCAACTGGTGTTGACGGTGGAAGATCTGAATATGAAACCCCAGATGCCTTAACTTCTGCTGCAGATATTGATTCTCCTGCTTTAAGGTTTGCGACCAGGGATGTCACAACTGCTGCTACTTCTTCTTTTGATAAATCTTTACCTGCTTTTGCTTCTTCAGCAATCTTTGCAAGTTTCTCCTCTTCTGCCTTTTTCGCTGCTTGTTCTGCTTTTAATTTATCTGCTTCTGCTTTAGCCTTTTCAGCCTCTGCCTTTGTCTTGGCTTCTTCTGCTGCCTTTTTTTCTGCTAACTTTTTAGCATCTTCTTCTGCCTTAATTTTTGCATCAAGTTCTGCTTTGGCCTTTTCTTCTTCTGCAGCCTTAGCCTTTGCTTCAGCCTCTAGCCTATCTGCTTCTGCTTTATCTGCTTCAGCCTTGGCTTTTGCTGCTGACTCTTCTGCTGCTAGTCGTTCAGCCTCTGCTTTCTTGGCTGCTTCCTCAGCAGCAATTCTATCTGCCTCTGCTTTTGCTGCAGCCTCCGCTGCTGCCTTTGCTTCTGCTTCTGCCTTAATTCTTGCTGCCTCTGCAGCGATTCTAGACTGCTCGGCCTCATATGCTTGTTGTGCTGCTATCCTTGCATTCTCTGCAGCGATTGCTGCTTGTCTTGCTAACTCTGCCTGTCTTGCTTCTTCAGCAATTCTTGCTCTCTCTGCTTCTTCTGCTTGCAGTGTTTGCATAACTGTATCTTGTGCTTCTGTCACGCTTGCATTCATAGTAGATACTGCATTACCAACTGCTTCCATTGCAACATTTAAATCTTCTTGAGCATCTTGAAGATTTTCTTCTGCCTCAATTAAATCCTCTTCTGCTGTTGCAAGATCTGACTCAAGAATATCTAGAGTTGCCTGTGCTACCTGAAGATTTGTCTGTGCTGCTTGAAGTGTTTGTATTTGTTCTGGAGAAGCACTAGATTTGCTAAATTCAGAGCCTGGAATTACAGACCATCCATTTCCAGTGTTCTTCATTAAAACAACATTTGCTCCGCCACCATTTTCATAAAACCATAGTGTAAATTCTTTCCCTATTCCTGAAGTTGTTTGAACACCTGCTATGGATCCTCCCCCACCCTTGTCATACCAGTCATTAATTGTCAATTGACCGTCTAAGTAGAGTTGTACTCCATCATCTGCTGGGGCATACAGATAAGTCGTTCCAGTATGAGTTGGTGTCCAAATGCCTTCCCATTTTACTTTAAAGTCATCATTTGCCATTACTAAATTTGCATTAGCATCAAAGTTTTCATTAATTCCATTAGTATCAGTAATTACTCTAACCACTGTTCCCACATTAAGTGGAGGGGCATTATTATATCCAGGATTATGGATGACTGTCATAGTTAGGCCAGAAGACGTATTCTCATTTACTACGGCTGTTGCTGATTCAACCACCTGTGTTTTATCTACTACAACCTCTGTCTGTGCTTCTACCGCTATTTCTGCCACAATAACATTTTCTTGAGCCTCAGAGACAACTACTGTTGCTCCATCTACTTGTGCAATAGCCACAGTAGCACTATCTACTGCTGCTTGAGCCTGAATGATAGAGGTTTGTGCCTGTGCGATAGTGGCTGTAATAGTCTCTGTAGGCTGTGTAATGGCTGTTGCTGAGGCCTCTATAGATGCCGTCGTAGTTTCAGCCTGAGTTATAGCAGTCTGTGCTGCCTCAATTATGGCTGTAGGGCTTACAGATATTACTGTTGCTGTTTCAGATGTCTGTACAATTACTGTAGTGTCTGCTGATATTGTTGCTGTGGTTGACTCTGAGGGGGCTACTTGTACAGTGCTGGTCTCATCAGCGTGGGCGGTTTCCTGTGGAAATAGAAATAGACACAGGGCTAATAGTGCTGTTATGAATGCTGATCGTAGTATTAATAGTTTTATTTCCTTCCCCCTTGCAGACTAGATGTCTGATAGGATGATTATACCATTTTATTATACAAAAAAGGGAGCCAGTTTCCTGACTCCCCTAATTGTTGGACTATTTACTTACGCTTTGATGCAGGAAGTAACTTGTTTGCTGCTGCAAGGCGCTTCTTAAGTGCTGCAATTTCTGCTGCATCTGTCTTAGCCTTTGCTGCTGCTGCAACCTTAGTTGCTTCGTGTGCTGCGTTAGCATCAGCAAGTGCCTTGTCTGCTGCAACCTTATCTGCTGCACGACCAGCCTTCTCTGTTGCTAGAACGTTTGCTGCTGCCTGTGCATCAAGTGCACGACCAGCCTTCTCTGCTGCAAGTTGTGCAGTTAGAGTGACAATAGTTCCGTTAAGATCAGAGACAACGAATGATGCCTGTGCTGCCTTAACTGGTGCAGTAAGACCAGTTACTGTTGCTGCTGATGTAGCGCCTGTAACGATTACTGACACTGTGCCTGCAACTGCTGTAGCAAGTGATGCTGTCTTTGAGCCTGCAACAAGAGTAGTATCTGCTGTTGCTTCTGCTGTTGTAGAAGTAACAAGTGTCTTTGTAACTGATCCGTCTGCAAATGTTGAACCGATTACTGTAGCAGTAATTGTCTCACCTGTTAGGATTGCGTTACCAAAAACGTCTGTTGCTGAAACTGTAATGGTAGGGATTGTTCCCACTGCTGTAGCAGCAGGGACTGCAACGGCAACATTTGATGCTGCTCCTGCTGTTCCCTTAATGTATACGATTGTTGAGTATGAGCCGTTTGTAATTGTTACTGATCCAACCGCTGTTGATGTTGTGTAAGCATATACTGTTACTGCTGAACCTGCTGAAGTTACTGAAAGAGATGAGACTCCTGAAGCAACTGTCTTTGGTGCATCTGTAGTGTGTAGTGCTGTTACCAACTTGATTGTTGATGACGCAGAGAAAGAAACAACTGTTCCTGTATCTGCTGTTGCAGCAAGTGCAACTGATGTTCCAGATGTGATTTGATTTGCTGCTGGAACTGCAACTGATGCTGGTGCTGTAGCAGTTGTAGCGTTAGTTACTGTTGCAACCGTAACGGCAAGTGGTGCTGCCGAAGATGGTGCTACAGAAAGTCCAACGATTGCTAGGGCTGCAGCAGTAGCAATTGAGATTTTCTTAAGTGAATTCATTAAGTATTTCCTTTTCTTTATAGTAGATTGAATCTATCCAAATAATCTTTTACTTCATTTGGCATAGGTTTATATTGTATCACGTCTTCAGAATAGGTGTCAACTTTAGGCCTATCCCTAAAGGTATGGATCTCAATTTCTTGATTTAGATCCTTTGGGGTATGTGATATTGCCCCAAAGATCGCCCCACAAACTGCGTCAGCCAAGTCTTTGGATGATTTGCGTGGGTGATCAACTCTATTATTCTTCATAATCTTTAGTTCTGTAAGTTCTTCAAACAAAAGATCAATCGCTGGCATAGCCAGTCTTTCCTCATACACAAGCATAGCCATATCTTCGTAGTGCTTTTTAGCAACAGAAACAGTCTCAGTTCTCATTCCTACCTGCTTTAACTCATTCTGAATATCAAATGACTGCCAGCGGTCAAAGGAAACCATTCCAATATTAAAACCAAGTCTACGAAGGTTTTGAATCCATTGTTTGACCTCTGAAAGGTTTACAGGACCTTCTACTTTTGGTTCCCAGTATGCAACTGCATCTACTACAACTACTGGTGCTACTTGTGCATAATCTTTAATTACCTGAATATTTACCCACTTATCTACGTGAGCAATTGCTACGGCACACTTGTCATGCTTTTGTGCAAGGTCAGCGTGAATGTAGTATGTCTTATCTGGATCTGGTTTAAACGTTTCATCAAATCTTCTGAATGCATCTAATGGATTTCTTAATGTCATACATGTTCTAACCTTTTCAATCTGCTTAAAGAATGCATCTGATGAATATGTTGGGACACATGCAAAGCGCTGCATGGCATCACCAAGATCTGTATAAAATGCTAACTTAAAATCATCAATCTGTCTTGTTGGGTTTACAATCCATGTAGGTCTCTTTAGAGCAAATACTCCTGGGTACTTATAAGAAACAATTGTATCTTCATCCCAGTTAATCTCAAGAGAGTTTCCAGTAGCATCTTCTGGAAGTTCTGGGTTCATAATAAACTTATGGGTATAGTTAATAACTTCTTTTTCAGCAATAACATCATCATACTTCTGTGAAATAAAGTCTCCAGGGTAACGAGGGAACGATAGTAATGCTACCTTGCCAAGATCAGGGAAGCGAGAGTCTACAGAAGCACGAAATGCTTTATAAATATTATCAGCAGTCTTTCCTTGTTCATTACCTGTTCCAACTTCTTGAGCAAAACCAGAGATTTCGTCAAGCACTGCAAGAATAAGGTTCAAGCCCTCATGAGATTCACGCTCTGAGTGACCAGAGTAAACTGTAATAGAGTCATCAAACTCAATACTTTCTGCCTTGGCATTATACTTTCCTGCAAACCAGGGAGATCTTTCAATCTTAGTCTTAAAGCCTTTAAAGAAAACGTTCTTTGCCTGCTGAGCGTTAATAGCAACGTTAATAATATCAATAGCATCGCCTGCAGGCTTACCATAG